GCCTGTGGAAACGACTCTACGCCAGAATCTAACCATGCAGTTCTAGAAAGTTGACCGTAATACCAAACCTTATCTTGAAAGTTATAAATAACGTACCTATCCACTTCATTAGATGTTGATGATGGATAAAACCATCCTACTTCGTTTTCTTTGGTGTTTGTGAAAGCATTTATTTTAAAAGCCTGACTTTGGTTTATGTCAGAAAATACATAATTTAAAACATTACAAGGTAACTTTTGAACTGATCCGTTGTATATATAAAAGTTGTCATACGACATAAAATATATGCCTTGCGGAGCAGTTACTGACGCTTTGGGTCCAATCAACCCTGATGACTCATTAATTAAATTAACTCTAAAAGTAAAAGGCGGTCCAACAAACTGCATACTATAAACCGCTGTATCAGTAAATATAACTATCTCTTGTCTTGACTTAACAGCACCAATAATTTGCGAACCTGATGATAATCTTAATGATCCTGCTGTATTCGTAATTTTGGGCTCAAACTCTAATTCGTTTTCTTGATCTGAGAAAGCAATCAACATCGGATCAATAGTTCCAGTTCTAGCTGTACCAGCATCATTAATTGGATCAGCACCTAATACTATAAGATGCCTATCTATCTCAGATGTGATTACTTGCAAACCAACTGTAGGCACTAAATTAGCTCCTGTGCGTGTTGAAAGATTTACAGCTCTAGTGGTGACTCCGTTGCTTTCTATCCATTCAAATATACCTGCTCCTCTTGCGTTAATAATTAAATTTTCACCAAAATTATCATGCGTCCAAATTCTAAGTTGGTTTACCGAAGATAGACTGGTTGAAGAACCCCAAGTCCCATCATCCCAAGGATTAACACCCCAGCCTGTAGATGCTACGAAGTTATCAAGACCAGTATTGACTTGATAAGCTCCTACCACAGAGCTTCCACCATTACCTGTATCGCTTGAGTTAGCAGTTACAGTAGATTCGCTTGTGTCTTTAGCCTCTATTGTATAACTATTGGCATTAACTACAGTTGCTACTTGATACTCTTGATTCAAAACCGCCGCTGTTATATTACCACCCAAGCTAGATGCACCACTAAATGTAACAAAATCATTTTGTACTGCACCATGCGCTGTATCTGTTACTGTAATAGTTGCATCGCCATTTGACGCAGAAAACGTCACGTCACCTGCTGATGTAGTAAGTCTTATAGGAGTTACATCATTAAAATTATTACCTTCTTTAATGTAATATTTTAAATGTGTGCCGTTGCCCAAATATTTAGTGCCGTCTAGTGCTATCCAATTATGTAAAGCTCTTGAAGTTCCTAAATATGTGCTTGATGTTATTTCCTCCCAACCAGCGAATTTTTCAGGTCTACCTTGCCTAAATCTTATTAAATTGCAATCAAACCAACCGCCCTCATTGTCATATTGAGTGCCCTCTCTAACAATACCTGGTCTGAATGTTAATTTACTTAATGGCATCTACACCTCAGTCCAGTCTTTGCCTTCAAACAATAAAGCCTCTGCCTCTCTACGTCTCACTAAACCTTGCAAAACTTTACCGTTGCTTTTATTCCAACGCTTAATTTGATTTGGCACTTCTTCGTACTCTTTATTGTTTAAAACTTTTAACATAGTGCTGTTGTTTAAATTAGTTGATCCTAAATTGTATGTCCAAGAAACCAAAGCATCAAATTGACATTGTTCTAAATCTACATCTACTGCTTTTTCTACATACTCACAATATTCATCTAATTCATTCAATAACATATTATCTGCTTGTTCTTTAGATATAGTCATACCTTCTTTGACATTTTTTGTATGGCCATAACCTATAGTCCAAACTCCTGCTGCGCATTTGTAAGCCTCAAGCTCACAACCTTCAAACCTTTTTATCAAAGATATTCCTTCGTTTGATATATTCATACTAATAGTCCCCCCAGACTTTTGTTTTTTTACCACCATCGTATTGAACCGCGTGGCCTTCGTTGACAAGAAGTTCACAAATATCTTTGCCATCTTCTGTATAAGGTATTGCAAGTATTCTGCCATATTTACCCTTACCAAATGATTTTATAGTTATAGATCCTATACATAGTTCTTTTAATCTTTCTTTAGCAGCTAAACCTAATTTCTTTTCTGCCAAATCGCGAGTCCTTGACTCAGGCGTGTCTATGCCTGCCAACCTGCAGCGTTGTTTATGCAGACGGACATCAAAGCCTAAGTCAAGGGTAACATCAATTGTATCGCCATCAACCACTCTCTCGATAGTTGCTTTGTATATATATGGTTCTGGTTTATTGCTCATTTTTCTTGGTTGTTACAGTTCTATAATATACAACAACATCTTTTAACTCAGTAATATACCTTTTTATCTCTTGCATATTGTAAGCCATCACTTCGTAATCAGGTATTGTCATAGCTAGAAACACTAGCTCGCCTTCTTGTTTTTCAATTCTAGCCAACTGTTCTTCCCAATTATCGGGCGTTACTGCAATCCATTGTAGTTGTTTGAGATCAATTTCTCTTGGCATTATAGGTTGTACGATTGTACGCTCTATAGGTTTTGCAGTTACTTGTATTGGATTAGTTGGAAGTAGGCTGCAACTGGAGCCCGCTATCAAGATCATCAATAGTAACGCTGATTTTCTCAATATCTTCCATGATATGTTTTGTACCATTATTTATTTTCCTCTCCATTTCTACTGGATCACTTAATATTTTAGCCGTAAGTTGATAGTTTTGTATAAACTGTGTATAACGGTTTAGTTCCCTTTGTGCAGCTTGACTTCTGATTGTCATATCTTGAAGTTGCTTGGCTTGATTATTAAAGTCTTTTTGGATAGTTTTTATTGTTTCTTCTTGCGTAACAACAGCACTTTGCAATTTAGAATTATTCGCTACAAGTATTTGATTTTGACTAAAGAAGTAGTAGCAAGCACCTAATAATACCGCTACGATTCCTGATAATACTTTACTCATTATTCATGCACCAATGCCACGCATCATTATCAGAATGTAAAAAATCTTGACATCTTTTAAATTTCTCACGCCATTCGTTAGAATCAAACCTATCGTCCCATTCTAGTGGTTTTTTTGGTGTTTCTATAAAATTACTATGTGTTGTACAGCTTACTAGACTAGCCAGCAAGAGGATTTTTATTGTTGTCTTTGATTTCATCTACTTGTTTATCCAAACTTTCTATATCTGCTTTTATTGTTGCAATATCTGTTTTTATATCAGTAACATCAGGCACTTCAATATTGTCTATCTCTTTTTCTAAGAACTGAACAGATGTTTCTATAGAAGCAAAGCGCTCTTCGATAATTTTCATCTCATCTTCAGCCTCATCAACTCCACCAATCTTAGCTTCAAGGTTTTCTAATCTATTTACATATGTTGCACCTGTATAACCGAAACCAGCTAAGGTGCCTACTATAGAAACTAAAGCAATTATTTGTCCTGTTTTGCTTTGAAACCAATCCATATCTATCTCCAAATTTCAGGCTGATTATCAATCATGCTTTGTAAGTTATTTATATTTTGACTCGCATAATTATAAAAAGCATTTATATTGTCATCTATTCTAACAGACGAATATATATCTTGAGAAGTGTACCAATCACTAGCATCTGGTATGACATATTGTGTATAACTATTAAATTGTGGCACATACCCTATTAAAGCAACTAATCCTGACTCATCACTATACTCACCAGTTGCTTGTTGTTCTTCTTGCATTTCTTCTTGTTGAGCTTCTATGTTTTGAGCGATAATTTTATCTGCGATTTGATCTGCTTCAGATTGAGTCATAACACCACCTATAGCAGTATCTATCTCGCCTTGAACATTTTGAACCTGAACATCAGCCATCACTATTTCAGCACCACCATCAACACTATTCATAGGAGTGATATTTACACTTACAGATCCACCTATATCATTACTTAATGATAAAACTTGATTATTTTGGGCTGTAGCACTTGCAAATTGATCTGAGATGCTTGGCGAAGATGTAGTGCTTATACCACCAGATGCTGATGCAGAACCACTACCAGATGTGTTTGCAACCGCAATATTTGACGATTGATTGTTTTGTATAGAACTACCAGCTGTAGAACTAGCTGTCGAT